ACCAGTGGTTTCAATACCTACTTCCTGTGGTCTGTACTCTTGAACTAATCTGAATAAACCATCTATAGATGCATCCATGAGTTGCTGCTTACAAAAGCCATCTACCCATAACCAGTCACCGTTATTGTTATAAGCCCATACATTAGCTACACTGAAATCAGCATGTTCTTTATCACTAGTAGCAAAGTCAGTAGTGATATAGAAATTGTATGCTCCCTTATTTCTAAGGACAGTGCTTCGCTTATACCATATTAGATCAGAGTCTTCTACAAGTCTTTCTTCTTCAGACATAATCCTAAGCATAAGCTCTTGATTAAATGCATCTAACTTACCAGCTCCTTTGGCTTTCTTGTATTGATTATTGACATAATCATAGTTGAATCTATCTTCCCAAGCTCCCTTAAAATCTTCTCTATTGCACGGGAAAGTCTCACACACTGGATATACATTGACATACCATACTCCTGATTCAACAGCCTTATACAAAGGATCCTTAGCATTAAAAGGCGTACCTGACCAGATCACTTTCCTTTTGTTTGGGTGTAGTGCGTAATCAATAGCTTTGTATACTGTATTCTCTACACTCTCAATAATGGTAGGGGATCTAGCATCATCATCACTAATAAGATCATCAAGGATAGCTAACTGAGGTCTAGTATTTAGCTCTACTGTACCTCTCACTCCCGTTTTACTACCGTGTCCAGTAACTACGAATTCTTTATTCTGAGCATTTTTGAAGTACCATCTGATATCTGTAAACCTAGTAGTAGTGATATATTTCTTTAGAAATGCACTATTCTCACATCTTCTCTCAAGCCTAAGTCTCATCTTCTTTACACCATTCTCAATACTATCTGAGACATACAGTGCATAGTCTACATCACCAAATCCAGGGATACCTCCATACACGGCAATATACAGTATGAGATACTCTGCCATGATGGTGGTCTTAGCTAACCCCCTAGAGCAAAGGTTAGCAATATTCTCTTTCTTACCTGCAATAGTATCTAGCATGTGATAATGAATCACAGGAGTCTTATGCTCCTCTCCGCCATCTTCTGCATTAACTAGCTTGATGAAGGATACAAACTCAAGAGCAAACTCACTGGGGACATAGCTAGGATCTGTAGTGTAGTCAATACTATTCAACCATTCATCTACTGTCTTTTTAACTAAAGCCATATGATCCTCGTATAGGGTAGGTCCATAACAGACCTACCCATATATCTCTATGCTTGTGTAACGCCTACTAGCCCTTCTTTGGTACCTGGACCCTGTATATGCATCCACAGTACATTGGTAACACTGCCATCTGGACCTGTATTTGGAGATACAGTTCCTCGGATATCTCCAGTGGTAGTAGTGGCTACAGTAGTAACCCCTGCTACAAATGTAGCTGCTAACTTTTCTTCAGTAGTATCTGCATAGAATGCCAGAACATCCTGCTCACTGGTAAGGAAGTAAGGTATGCCTAACACATCTCCTGTACCTACAGTAAGACTAGTAACATCTCCAGATACTGTAATATTATTGACAGTTTTAAATGCTTTCTTACCCGTCAAACTAGTACCACTAGCACTAGCCTCAGACATAACTTCATCATAAACATCAGTACCTGTAATGGTAATTACTGCTGTACCTGTCCATGCAGCTACTACATTACGAGATACATCACATACACCAGCCAAAGCTCCAGCAGCCAGAGCTACTGCTACAGTAACACTAGAAGAGAACACACCAAGAGAAGTAAGATCTTGAGATACTACAAATCCATTCGCATCATCAGCATCAGGAGCTCCCATAGACACTTTGGTGGTAGGAGTCATAGGTGCACCTACTCTACCATTGACCCCAAACAATGGAGCATACCGTCCTTTACCAGAGTACAATTCATCAGCAAGTGAAATATTATTCTTAGACATGATAACAATTTCCTATAAATAAGAAGAAAAAGTGATTAACTACATCACAAGTTAATTACCGTCCTGAACTAAATATATCAGGTAACTCTCTCAATAATACATTCACACAGCTCTCATGTCTACCAATAAGGAGCGTGTATGCTCCTGTGTGCTCATTACAGTACCCTTGGTACCCATCAGCAACCCCATACCACCAAATGCAGTCCTGGCAGCTCTCAGCCATACCCTACATCTACAGGAACTATATCAAAGCAGGTATCAGTGGGTTTTAGGTACTCTCGATCAATAGCACAGAATACTTTGTCAGGACGCTCATCAGTAATCTTACCATTTAAACAATATTTACAAATAAGCTCTAATATAGTTTCACTCATCGTCCACCTCTACATACTCAGTCTTCACTGCAAGTATCTCACTGTGAGCTATATCCTTGGCATTTGCAGTACCACTCTTAATCAATGCCATTTGCTGTTGAGCTAAAGCCCTAGTAGTAGCTCTCAAATCATCTACGATGTCATTGTTGTAATTGATATCTAGCTCTATCTTGGCAGCTACAGGAGCAGTCAATCCGTTCATGAGGCTCTCAGCAGCCTTCTGACGAACCATAGGGGAGACACTATCATCTCGCATAAGGGAAGCCTGTGTATTGATAGCTTCCTGATATATCCCTGCATTAAGAATATGAGTAGGTACCAAGGTCTGTCCCATGATCTTGGTAATTAAACCATTCTTACCATAATTGTCTGCAAAGCTAGCTATCTGAGAAGAAGTAGATCCATTATCTATTAAATTCTGATATCTATCAGGGAATACCTTACTATATGCAACAGAGGATTTATCCCCCATCAATCTAAGGGAAACAAATTTAACTGCATTCACATAAGCAACCAAAGAATACTTACCTATAGATAGTACCGAACTATATGTAAGTACGTTATCTCTGAATACTCTTCTAAGCTCTGAGTCAGCTTCAGAGTTAACTAAATCAACTATATCATTAGTGATATACTTCCTGAACTTCTTATCAGGTATAGCTCCTGATAACATCTCTTTGGTAAGAATATCTGTAGTTTCTAGATCAGTATCTACATCAGGTAGGTTAGTTAGCTGCATACTAGATGCCATTTAAATAGACAGCAACAGCTTCTAAAGAGAAGAATGATTTAGCACCATTACCTCCTACCATCTGAGATACTTGCATAAGACTCTTTTTCTGAGAAACAGTGAATTGGAAATCACCATCTTTTTCTAATACTACAAATACAGTTTTAGTAGGACGTTTGTTACTATCATCTACTACTTCTGCAATAGCGTATGTGCCAGCCATTTTGGGGGTTATTACGTATAGACAAATATCACTTGTAGCTCGCTCTCTTAACTCATCTGCCATACACTCTGGAGCCCAATCGGGGACCACTGGATCATACCAATTTACCTCTGTAGACAACATACTAATAAGAGTTTCTCTCCATGTACTCTCATTACATGTACCTCCTAGAAATACTTTCATGTCTATTCGTTCCTAGCAATTGCTGCATTAGCAAACATGATTACTTCATCCAATTTAGTGAAAGCAATACTTTTCTCCCTGCTATCAGGACAATGACTATCTATCAATTGAGCCATAGTCAAAGCGAAGGAACGTAGTTCCTCATACCGTTCAGATTGATTCCCTTTAGGGGAATGATATTTAAACCTATTCTCTACTTCATCCATGTTCATAGAAATACCTTATTGATCTAAATGAATTGGTATACCTAGCTAGAATCGAACTAACATCTAGACCGTTATGAGCGGTCTGCTTTACCGTTAAGCTATAGGTACACTACCTCTTCTACTTAACAGTATCTTCTGTTCCATATACCTCTTGCAAAAATTCAAAACTACAAGAGGGTACGTAAGTCAGAGCCTCAGCTACCACAAAAGAACCATCTGGATTTGTTTGTTGGGTAGTGACTTGTACAACACACCCACCCATAACATCCATAATCTTAGTAGATTTCATCCAACCTTCTTTTACTGAGCTGGCTTTACACAACAATCTGAAAGTATCACCGTTACCAAAAACCTGAACATCTGATACATTTTTTCGTGTACCATTAATATCAGTATTACCTAATGATTTCATAGTCTATTTAACCATATCCTTCAAATGTTTACCTGCTTTAAACTTCACTATTTTACTGGCAGGAATATCAATAGCCTCTCCTGTACGAGGATTTCTACCTGTTCTAGCTGCTCTAGCTTTAACAGTAAAAGTACCAAACCCCTGTAAAGTTACATCCGCTCCAGTACTCAAAGTAACAGCCATTCCCTCTACAATTGCATTAACAGCATCTGCAGCATTAGCACCAGTAAGATTAGTAGCACCCTGTACATACTTAATTAGTTCTGCCTTGTTCATGATAGTTCCTTATGATTGATCTAAATGAATGATCAGGTGAGAGGATTTGAACCGTCTTCTTTTGTCCCAGGGAAGTGGCCTAAACCTACACCCGTTACTATACTCTCTTACTCAAAATATCATGTATATATTGATCTGGTATTCGTTCGCCCCTGAAAGCCATTCTTCTATTTCGCTCATAATCATCAGGGTTACAGTGTAAGATTCTCCATACCATTACCAACAATTTCACTATTGTTAAACCAATAATAAGTGTTCCTTCTGCTATGAATAAATCAATAAACATATCTATCTTTTGATCTAAATGAATAGCAGGTGCTAGGGCCAAAGTACTCTATAGAATACTAGGTGTCGGAATGCCCTAGTTCACCTGCCATAATCTCTATTACTAGAGATTGAGTAACCCCTCGGTGTGAGCGTGAACCTATTCTTTCAAGGACTACCAGAGGCTTGAGGGGTGTTGTTACATACATATATACATAGTTAACTATTCTCTGTCAATAATAATCCCACAAATTCCGTGTACAGAATTTCTAATAATTTTTTATACCTGATAGAGCCCATACTGAATACTAACTTTTTTCTGTGCTAGTAGTCACTAAACAGAATAAACCCTTCCAGCGTATAGTATATTAGAGAATGCTAATAAACCATATAATTGAGCTAAAAAATCCTATAGAGAAAGTACATTCTAGGTACCAAGTCAGATAGGATTTCCGTAGGGGAATTTATATTTTACCTATAGGTGTAGCTAGGAAAATCTTAAAGAAGATATTTATTCTAGGTATCAACTCAGTACTACTTAGCTATATAAGCAAAAGCTAATATTTCATTGTAAATAAATTAATTCTAGGTATGGCTTCAGTACTAACTACCTGGACACCTCACTCCGAAGACCTACCCCCCGGTCAATATACTAAACGATCTTTACACAACTGCTTTCAGCAGTAGGGATAATAATGTCCATCTAACTAAAGGATACATCATGCAACTATTCAAAGTAACAGGTAATACCATCAAAGGTGCTCTCCTCGTAACCGATGAGATCATCCATACAGTCAGCAACCTAGCCATCATGGCCTCAATCACCACTGACGACATGCTAGACGAACAGGTAGTAGACCTAGCCATCAACCGTTCAGATCGAACAGAGAAGCTTACAGCACCTCAGAAAGCAGAGGTAGCTCTCATGCGTAAGAAGTACAACCTCTCCTAGAGCATCAGGGGTATCCAGATCATTGGATACTCCTTCTTTTTTACACACATACACACATAGATAGTTCAAAAGATCCTTCCAACACCTACACAAACTGATAGTCCGCTTTCAGCGGTAGGGATGTTTATAAGCATCTAAGTAAGTTTATAAGTGTTATAAATTATTTAAACATGTCCTGTTCAATACTGAACCCGACTCATCCTCAAATTCCACTAATCAGCATCAACTATCTATAGCTATTCTTAGCTATAGTAAGGAGTTTAACAATGCATATTTCTAACCAAGAAGTAAAGTTACTTAGTGAAGCAATATGTTCTTCAGAAGAAGAACTGGCAGCTTTATTTGCTGGTGGTACAGGTAAAGAAGTGTTGCTTGTTATCAGTAGCAATCTAACTGCTAGAGCTAATATGTATACAGCTCTTGCTAAACGCTTCACTGATAAGGCTGCTATTGGAGGATATTTGTATCTGGTTCTATAGACAATGGGTTTAGGGCTCCTGAGGTAGTAGCAGAGCTTCAAGGTAACATGACCTATGATGAGTTCACTGGTGCTGCTTAATCAACCAATACCTACCCTTTATCAGAGCTTTAGCTCTGATAATTGGTAGATTCTTTTAGCAATATATAGAGGATTTAACAATGAATACCTTACCAGCTAACATGCATGACTGGTCTCACTTTGCTATTGAGATGCCTATTAACAAGCATAACAAAGGTCCAGCATCTGTGGGTGTATATGCTGTTATAGTTAAGTATGAAGTGTGGGATCAACTGTGTCACAGCTATGGTACATTTGACACTCTTGGAGCAGCTGTTAACGAAGCTATGAAGTTAACTCGTTTAGAGTTAGCTAATACCAATGAGTATTTCAGTACTGGTATGTCCTATGCTCAGACTATGGATATGCAAGCAGAGATTGCATCCATTGATGCTTATGATATTGCCTGTGCTACTAAGAATGGGGTACCTGTTGGATGGTATCACATTGTACAGGATCAGGTTAATCCATCAAGAGTAGCTTCAGTATAATTGGTTTGGATACTCTAAACCATAAACTACATTAGGAGATCAACCATGCTAAATCGTAATCGTACAAATACTAGTTCTACTACCACTGGTAACAAAGCTTCTGCTCCTAAAGAGAAGTATGTTCTTGGTAACTCTGAGTGCCATTATGAAGTGGCATCTTACTTGGTGGGTAAGTTAACTGTTAAGAAGGTAGTAGCCTTGTTTAACAATGAAAATATGTACCTTGCTGAAACAGAGGGTAGATCCTTGAAGGTGATGTTTAAGGCAAAGGAAGAGATTAAGTTCCTTGGCTTCATTACTGCTGGTGATGCATCTTTAGATCTAACAGAAGAGGATATCCCTCAGATCCTTGAGCAAGCTCATATAAGTATTGTCAGAGCTATCAGTGTTGATGAGCTTATTAACTTGTTCTAGGGAGATGTCATGTTAGATAAAGATTTTGATACCTTGTTTGAGGAAGATCCTGCATTAACTGTTAAGGACTTTGCTGAACCGTATGAACCTTGGTTAACAGAAGAAGAGGTTAGAGTAGATCTTCTAACTATGCTGTACCCAGATTATACAGTTAACTAGTTAGTTATAGGTAAGGGTTAATAGCCCTTACCTATACAACTTTATAGAAGATAGTGGAGGTACTTATGGATATTACAAAGTATACCTTTAACGAATTAAGTGTAACTATGCCTACTGATCCTAAGCTATTAAATGAAGCTATTAGTAGAGGATTTTACAATAACCATACTAAGTATAATAAACTATTTAGTACACTATTCTTTGATGGAGGTACCTTAGATTTTAAAGAAGATATATCTATTCAATTTAAAGCAAATGCTACTATGTATTTGAAAAGCTTTATGCGTAGTATGATTCCATCCCATGGTGAGAAAGATGCTATCTGTGCATTGTTATTAAGTGAACTAGTTAATTAGGAGATCATTATGAAAGTAGTAGTTAATAGTAACTATGGTGGGTTTCAACTTAGTAAGAAAGCAATAGAGTTGCTTACATCTCAAGAGGTAGATATACCTATTGACAATGATTGCCCTTTGTTTAGATCTAATCCTATCTTAGTTAAGATAATAGAAGATATGAAAGGGTTAGGTAGTAGTGTAGGTGTTTCTGTTTTGACTATCAAAGAGATACCTGATGATGTAGGAATGAATTGGCATATCTATGAATATGATGGATGGGAAACAATCCATGAGAACCATAGGAGTTGGTAAATGTTAAACCTATTTTACTACAGTACCCTAAGCAATCTGAGTATAGTAAAGATTCTATTGCCTATGGGTACTGTACTTATAGGTCAATCTATAGCTAGACATTCTAGTGATAACAAACATCAACCAGTAGAGATACCTACAGGCACAAAGATCTATAGAAAAGATATAGATGGTAGATGGATACTTTACATAGGTTAGATAAAGGAGAACCGGTATGAGTAATAACTTTAACAAATGGTTCTTTAACCATGAAAGTGAACTGGGAGAACTAACAGAGAATGAGATACATGAGAAATATGAGGATCATCTAGCTGACTATGGGGATTACCTGTATGAACGGAGAAAGGATAAGGAGTTAGAGGAAGCTCTCAGAGACACTTAAAGCTCCTTGGTAGGTAATGGTATAGGAAATCAATTCAAATGCCTCTGAGAGTGTCTCAGGGGCTTTTATGCGTGTACGGGAGATAGATCATGTATGCAGACCAATACGAGCTTGAAGCTACATGGAGCAACAGAGCTACTGATGATATCATTCTGGATTCTATCAAAGGTAAAGTATCTCACGAGATGGGATGTATCATTACAGATGCTATCAAAGAACTAGGCTGTGCAGATGAAGCTTCTATGTACGTGGGGCTATTCTCTTTCATTCTTAAAGATAAAGCAGCTAAACCTATACAAGCTATTGCTACCCAATTAGGTCATGTAGCGGGTAAGAATGATGCTATAGAAGCTTTTGAATGGGGAGTATCCTTACTGAAGCTCTGTAAGATATCGGGCTTGTATGATCTAGTTAAAGGAACTGAGGATGGTACATGGTACGTGATACCTAACTTTGTACTATCAAAGGTAACTAAACAGAAGTTAGATAAACTTCAATACTTACCACCTATGCAGGTAGTTCCTTTGGATTGGTCCTCTCACACTAATGGAGGATATTTGTATGAAAGAAAGAACATTCTATTAGGTAAGAAGTTCTGTAAGCATGATAAACCATTAGCCTATGATGCTATTAACAAGCTACAGAAGGTAGCATTCTGTATAGATACAGAAACATATCTAACAGAGAAAGAGACTAATAGAACTCTTAACAAGAAGAAGTTCTTGAGGGTATTGAATGAATACATAGATAAACCATTTCACTTTGTATGGAGGTATGATTCTAGAGGAAGATCTTACTGTAGTGGGTATCATCTATCTATACAATCTAATGAATATGGTAAGGCTCTTCTTAGCTTGTATAACAAAGAACCTATAACTACTCTAGATAATCTCTATATAGCTATAGCTAACCATGCAGGACATGACAAGCTTACTTGGGATGAGCGTATCAATTGGACACATACTAACATCAATACATCTATTAAATGGAAGGAACCTATGCTAGGTAGGAAAGCATTGAGAGCATTGGAAGATGCTAAGAATGGTAAACCTTCTGGATATATGGTTAGCGCGGATGCAACAACATCGGGTTATCAAATATTGGCTGTATTGTCAGGATGTAAGGAAACTGCTTTATTAACCAATTGTATAGATCCAACTACAAGGCATGATCTATATACAAAGGTAGCTAATCTAATGAATGGTCAATTAGATAAACCTGTACATAGAGCAGTTATTAAGAAATGTGTGATGCGACATGGATTTAATTCAACTAAAGAGCCTAAAATTCTTTTATCTGAAAAGGGGTTAAAGGTATTCTATAGAGTAATGAAAGGACTGTTACCTGGAGCGGAGGAGGTTAAAGAAATAGTTAACAGTTGTTGGAATGCTGATGCAGACCATCATACATGGACATTGCCAGATGGCCATACAGCGTATATACCTGTTGGAACAAAAGAGGGAGTAGATGTCACCTATACCGATTCAGAGCTAGGAGAGGTGCCTCTGAGGTTCTTTAAACAGATGCCTTCAGATAATTATAGATCCCTCTTGCCAAACATCGTACATTCAGTTGATGGATATGTAGCAAGAGAGATGGTTAGAAGATGTGACTTTCAAATGGTACATGTGCATGATAACTTTCTATGCAGTCCAGACCATCTACAAGACATGTGTAGGATCTATAGAGAGATCATGGCTGAGATAGCTAAAAGTGATTTGTTACAAGATATTCTTAGACAAATCACTGGAGATGTTGAGCTAACAATAACGAAGTATAGTATTGATCTAGATAAAGATATTCTAGGTAGTAGCTATATGCTTTCATAAAGGAATGATTATGGTACATTGGATAGCGCATTGGATAGCGCATTATGTAGCTAAGTGGATAGTACGTAAAGAAGTTAAAGAACTAGAAGAAATGATACGTGTGTATAACCATAAATATGGTACTACATTAACTAGACGGTATCATAGAAAAACAAATGATTGGGTGATTAGCTAACAATAACGAAGTATTCAAGTGACTTAGATCAAGATATTCTTAGATCTAGTTACATGCTTTCTTAAGTATAACTATTAACAATAAAGGCTCTCCTAACGGAGAGTCTTTTTTTTTTTATAAAGGATAGTCTAATGGAAGAAGATGAAATTAAAGATAAGTTTAAAGGATGGAATTTTATAACATCAACTCCTATAAGCTATGATCATAAAGGTAAATTTGTAGTTGAATTATCTAAAGGTAAAGCTATCTTTGGGGGAAGGTACTTTGTATGGAGTAACTGTTATAGAATTACCCGATATTGATAGATATGATTTATCCACCTGTTTTGAAGATATTGACGATGCAAAACGATACATAAAAAATTTATGCTGATAGACCCCATACTGAACATTTAGATATTGGGATGACTGAACAATACTGAAGAGGAAAGATGCTATTTTTCAAAGTAGATAAATGCACTCAAAAAGCCTGTCTTCACTGGAGACAGAATAATATGTGTGTGAAGGACCATTCCTGTATATCTACACAGATTCAGTATCTAGCTAATATTCATGATGCTACTATCTGTCAGATACGTAAGCAAGTAGATACATATAGATTAATTGAAATGTTAGAGGAATAAATATGAGAATCTCAGCAAATAGGAAAGTAGAGATACAACAGAGGATTATGTGTGCTTTGTTTGATGTAGCCGATGCCAACATAAATAAGCGTACATCAGCTATTGCTGCCAAAAATAGAGAATACTATTTAGCTCCTTACCAACATTTGATAGATATATTGCCTATTGAGTTACTATCTAAAGATACTATGTATACCGTACGTATTAAGCATACTGCGGAGAACGTAGAAGAAAACTGGGTATATTATGGAGATTCTATAGTAAATCCTAGATCAGGAGATAATATATACAGGAACACATTCGTTGCTACTCTTGATACTAGGCTACAAGAAGAAGCCAATATATTAATTAAAGAGATACTTGCCCTACGCACAGAAGAGAAAACTATGAATGCTTTTCTTAAACAAACTTTTGACAAATATAATACAGATATACAGCTGAGAAAGGTATGGCCTGAGTCTCTACACAAATACCTACCAGCACCCACACCAAAGAAACCTAGAGTAAAGAAAGTACCTGCTACTCCAACTTCTGATCCTGTAATAGCTATACCTGCTGCACTGAATAATCGTTTGGTAACCAACCTATTGGAGGGAGAGTAGTATGTTTGAAGTGAATGCAGTAGCTCTGAGAGAGTGTCTTGTAGCAGATCTAATGGTAGACCTGGTACCTATGGTTACTTCCTCTCCTGCTCTAGGTAAGAGTGATATTATTAGATCTATAGCTAAACAGTTCAATCTGAAACTGATTGATATTCGTGTCTCTCAGTGTGAGCCTGTGGACATGCAAGGCTTCCCCACTGTAGTAAATGGTAGGATGACCTTCATGGTACCGGAATACTTCCCATTGGATACAGACCCTATTCCTGAAGGTTATAGCGGGTTTCTGTTATTCCTTGACGAGCTTAATTCAGGAAGTAAGCAAACAGAGGCTGCTACGTATAAGCTACTGTTAGATAGAGCAGTGTATAAACATGCTCTGCATCCAAAATGTAGAATTATTGCCGCAGGTAACCTAGTCACAGATAGAGCTATTGTGAATACCCAGTCTACAGCCACTACTTCCAGACTTACTCATTATAGGTTAGTAGTAGATCACAAGGTATGGATTGATTGGGCTAATCAGAATGGTATTGACCATCGGATCATTTCCTATATTAAATTCAAACCATCATCACTTCATAAGTTTGATCCTGCTACTAGTGAGTTAACCTTTGCTAGTCCTAGAACCTGGGCTATGGCGAGTAAGGTAGTATCTAATGTAGATAAGATAGATCACATCACAAAGACTCGTCTGGCAGGTACTGTTGGTGAAGGTGCTGCTATAGAGTTCTCTACGTATGCTTCTATCTATCAATCACTTCCTACTATAGAACAGATCCTCTCAGACCCAAAGAGAGGCTGGAGAGTGCCTACAGAGCCTTCAGAGCAATATGCCATCACCACCATGCTTGCTCATAATATCAATGAAGCTAATATTGACAAGATCATTGTAGCTATTGAAAGACTTCCTCTAGATTTCCAGGTAATCACATTCAAGGATATCTACAAAAAGTGTCCTGAGCTAAAGAAGCATAAAGCTATTATGGAATGGATTAGCCGAAATAGTTCTAGCATCTTCTGATGAAGGATATTCGTCCTATAGGTCGTCAAACTAATTGCTACAATTCAGAAGATGATAAGTGTGATCCTACCTGTAGGAAGTTTGGTGGAGACTTTGAGGCTATGTGCCCATTGACAGATGGAAGGGATATCAAGGAACTACTAGATGAATATGGCATGGAATATGGTGAGAAGATTGTAGGCACAGAGATATGGAACTCAGATGAATATAAACAACGTAGATTGGAATGGTTATTGGAGAAACCATAAGGAGTAGATAGTGGATATAGATTTAGATAGTATTTTACTCAAAGCAAA